GGTAAGTGTGGTCCTCCGTATGTTCCCATTATGCTGGTTGGTTTAAAATCCATAATTCAACTAAACTTACTGCAGTCCCAGGTCCTGGGAAAGTATATGTTCCACCCCATGAATTAGCTGCAATAGCAAAATACCAATTAGCCTGAGGAGATAAAGTACCATCTAAAAATGAACTACCATTAGCATCATATCTTTCTAATCCTCCCCATCCTTGTCCTGAATAATCTATAGAAATAGCTGTATAACCTGTTACACCCCCACTACCATCTGAATCTACAGGGTTTGATGTTTGTGACCATATGTTAGTTACACTATTATTTGGGTAATCTAATTTTAAAGTATATTTATCATTTCTTAAAAATTTACTCCAAGATGATAAAATAGAATATTTATTACTATTAGTATCGCTAGTATTTGATTGATATGCTTCAGCCCAATTATTAGCACTAGAAAAGAAATCTCCAGTAGATGTATTATTACGAAAAATTTTAAACCATTCCCCGTAAGAATCTCTTTCTCTTTGTACTTTTGGTCCTCTATAAAATCCCATTATATATTTTATTATACATATTAGACTTTCCTTTTTGAAGACGTCTGGAATGTAGAAGTATATGGGGTTAATTTTGGGTTTTCAATATTAAATAGGGCTCTTACATGGCTAAAGATTTCTAGGTTTTGTTCTTGTGTACGAGGCGACTCGTATACTTCCCAATTTTTACCCTTTAAGCGTTTTCCATTTTTATCTTCACCTCTCGATTTAGATTTTAACCATAAAACTCCTACTCTATCTACTTTTTTACCATAACATTCTTCATAACATTGAGCATATAGTGCTCCTTGTAAATCATATGTTGTCTGTAAGTGATTAGATGTTTTGAAGTCTATGATCCAACGTTCAGTTTTTCCGTTAAATTCCAATTCACATACTAAATCACACGTTCCAGCAACTTGTAGTTCATCCGAGAATAGGTGCACTTCTGCTTCTATTAATACAGGATTGTATGTTTCCCAAAAATCAACGAATCTAAGGAACATTTGCCAAACGTGTGATGGCATTTTTGGGTTGCCATCAGGGTATAAAAATGTAATTTCTTTCCCATTTAACCAGTCCTCAATCATTTCATGAACTTGTGTTCCTTCTTCTGCTGCTTTCTTAACAATATATTCAGAGGCATGTCCCACTTTTTTAAGCCAGTCTTCGAAATACTTACCTTTTGGATAAGTACTTAAAACGTGTGTAATAGAAGGATAATACTTACCATTACGTCTGTAATACCTTGAATCAGGCATTGTAACTTGTTGGTAATCATCTGAAATTTCTAATAGTCTTTTGTATGATTTTTTGATCATATAGCTAATTTTTGTTCCATTAAATCGTAGTAGGTTAATGGTAACGTTGTTTGTATAAGTTTAGTGAAATTTTCGAAACCCATTTCACTCGGATCCTTATCTTGCAAATCTACAAGATAGACTTCTTTACCTTCTGCCATTAATCTTTCACAGAATTTTAAAGCTTGTTTAATTGCATCCCTATCTAATGCAATATAAATTTTATCTACTACAGATGTAACTATTTTTTTCATTAAACTACTCTGTATGTTTTTCCCTAATAAGGGGATTGCGTTTCTTTTTATAGCAATAGCATCAAATAACCCTTCACATAAAATTACTGGTACATTCCAATTAATTAAATGTTCATTAGGTATTATATCTCTACTAGCTGATGGATTTCTGTATTTAACATATGGTTCTTTTTCAAATGAACGAGCAGTAAAGTAATTTAATCTACCATCTGCATCATATGTTGGTATTATAATCATATTTTTATATAAACCTTCTTTACAATAACCTATATTATATTTGAGAATATCGTATTTACTCACGTGTCTATTTTTTAGGTACGCGAGCGCGTGTCTAGCCATTATATCGCTATTATCAACGTTATTTAGGCCAATATATTCATCTGGTAATGCAATAGTGGATACAACTTGTGTTTCTTTTATTGATTTAGAAGATTTAACTAAACTTCCTAATTCTACAAATTTATCTGCTGCAGCTTTAACCTGTCTAAATAGATTGTATATAGTAGTTCCTCTAGCATCACATGCCCAACAGTGCCATTGATTTTTACCTTCACGGTTTTCCGTTAAATTAACCTCTAATTTAGGTTTATGATGGTTACATAAAGGACAATGATAAGCATAATTGTTTCGGGCAGTTGCCTTCCCCGAACCTAATACAGAATTTACTAATGTAACTAATAACTGGTTTACCATAAATGGTAATATACGAAATTATATGGTGGTAGCCACGAGATCTTCAAATTCCATTCCATCTAAATCCTTTGTAAAGAATTTACCTAAAATGTTATCATTAAAGAATTCATCTGGTTTTTCTAATACTTGATACAACATTTGATATTTAATTTCAAAATAGGTAAGTTGTTTTTTTGTTTGTACACATTTTAATATAGTACGTTCAAATTCATCTTTTTTACCCTCTAAAAGTAATTGTTTAATATCTGATTGTGAGCCATAATATTTAAGCCAATCTGATTCTTTAACTATTAATTTATATGAAGGTCTTCTACCAACCACCCCAGTTAAGGCGGCTAGTTCTTTTTTACCCAATTTTTTCTTTTGATTGTGAAATAATACTTTTTTCCCAATATATGACTTACCCGAAGGTTTATGTGTTGTCATGTATACGAAACCGAATGTGTTTTCTGGGAATTGAGTAATATCTCCTATTTCATGTTGTTTATAGGTCCAACTCATAATTTTATGTTTAATGTAATATAACTAATTTGATTATAAATATCAAGTTATTGTTAATAACAACCTACATATATAATTATACTGTTACCCACTTTGTGAGAATCGGGGAATAAATTGCACCATTAGTATTAAGATTATTAGTAAATCTTGTTACTAAAGCTTGCCATTGGTCTTCAGTCATTTCACTTTTTTGCCAAATAGTATCAATAATGATTAAATCATACATTTCAGAAGTTGTATAACTATGTATATCTCCTTGTATTAAATTAATATTACTATCTAAATGGCCTGATGTGTTATTATAGTTTATTACTTCTTGATTTATTTCTACTACATCTACTTTACTACAATTTTTTGAAGTAATTAGTTCTTGTGGTATTAAACCAAACCCTAAACCTGCTACTAATACAGAATCGTATGAAAACCCATCAAAGGAATCTTTATAAAAAGAAGAACAACTATCACATCCACCTAAAAATAAATTTCCATATTGTTCCATATTTGATAACCATTGTTGGGTATCATTAAATTTCATAATGGTAACTCCATCTGGGTTTTTAAAAACATTAAAGTCTGTACCTGTATAATCTTGAATGTTGTTGTCTATGAATTTCATATTTTTTATTTTTTATTAAAAACAAATTATTACAGCAGTAACTACACCAGAAGCATTAGTAGTATATACTTGAAATGCTCCTCCACTACTAGCGGTAGAAGAACCTCTGTTTACACTAGCATCAAAAGTAGTTTGATTTGATTGAAAAACAGTATCACCTACTACAGGTAATAAACCAGACCCATTATGGTAATAAGTGTTAATAAGGGTCGTATTACATGCAAATACTGGTTTTGGTTGAGTTACAGTTGTATAAAAAGCAGTAAGATTTGAATACCCATAAAAATCAGATACTTTATCTGGTGCCGCAAACCCTACTGAGTCACTCATAGATCCTAAGGAAATATTAGTAAATGCAGCACCTAATTCTGATGCTATATCTCGTAAACTTAATTGTCCCGATGTTGGTAAGGCCATTATATTTTAGATTTTAGTTCGTTAATTTGTTTTTGTTGTTCTTTGATAGCTTCAATTAATAAAGGTACAATTTTTTCATAATTAACTGCTTTATATCCATTACTTCTAGTTGTAACCGCTTCAGGTAATATTTCTTCTATTTCTTGAGCAATTACTCCTACGTCTTTACCTTTATTTCCATGTATGGTTTGTATTTCTTCTTTAGTTAATTCCTTCCAATCAAATGTGTTACCTGTTACTCCTATTACTTTACATAAGGCATTATCAATAGGTTTAATATTTTCTTTTAACCTACAATCCGAAGTTGAATAAGCTACAATATCATTTGTTGCATCAATTCTACCTGTAGTTGTACTAAGTGTTGTAGTACCACCAACTTGTAAATGACATTTTATCGTACCATTATTCATGTAGGTAGTAAAAGTTGCTGTTGATGTTAAATCTGCACCAATAATATAAGATGTATTATGACACATAATATTATTTCTTCCTCCAAAAATACCATTACAAGAACCAGCAACTATTCTATTTAGATCTCCCCCTATAATAATACCCATTGGAGAAGATGCACAAATTTGGTTTGCACGTCCTGAACCCATAAAGGTACAACAAGAACACGTTTTGTTACCATCACCGGCTCCAATAAAACTATGTCCTTGAGTTAATCCACAAGATGCTATTAAACCATTTTGACCACCTGCTATTACACTTCCTTTTCCATTAGTAATATTATTACAATTACCACCAGCAATAGTTGAAGTTCCTGATGCACCTGAAATTAAATTAAAATTACCACCCCCTATAGTATTATTATTTTTTAAGACAGCACACCCTGTTGTTTGAATTATGTTGCTAAAACCACCTCCTATACTATTACTATTTCCTGCAAATATTCTATTACAATACCCTCCACTAATCGTATTAAACGGCATATAGGATGCTGCTCCTGAGCCTGTAGAAATAGTGTTGTCGTAGCCTCCTAATATATGTGAATATGAAATATAACCACATATTAAATTAGAACAACCACCTAATATCGATGAAAACCTACTTACATTTGTAACAGTAGATCCTGAAATGCAGTTACGATAACCCCCCAATATATTGGACCATTTCATCCCTGCTATAACATTTGTACTACCCCCACCAATAAAGTTACAGTTATAGTAACCAAGAATATGATTAAATGATCCTCCTCCTATAAAGGAATAACCATCTTGTATAATATTATCAAATCCACCTACAATAGAGCTATAACACGTTTGCGACAACTCATCTGGATAACCTATTATATCGTTACTAGTTCCACCACCTATAAATGAGCCTGAGGAGCAACTTATGCAATTTCTTCCCCCTCCTACTATAGAAGAAGCGTGGGATGATGTCATGATTTTATTATCATTACCACCAACAACATTAGCACAATCACTTAAATACACACAATTAATGGTTCCACCTCCAATTAATGACTGAGCACTATCTGCTATGGAATTATCAAATCCACCTAGTACAGCAGAACACACAGAACTACTAATGTCATTACTATATCCTCCACCTACAACTGCCGCGTTTGAATTTAATATTGTGTTATTACAACCACCTATTATAGTACCTGCTACAGAATCTGTTATACCTGTTGCTTTTTGACAACCACCTGCTATAGTTCCAAAATTAGAATTGACTATATTAGCATGATACCCTCCACCAATAGTAGAACATTTACTATCACATATAACATGAAGGTTTCCACCTAATATAGTACTGTAATCACTATCATCTACTATGATATTACAACGTCCTCCTCCTATAAAACTTCCAGTAGAATTAACGTCTATTTCATTTTCTACACCACCAGCAATGGTTGAAATACAACCAGCAGTCACATTTGAACCACTTACGGGTTGAATGC